CGGATAAGATATGGAACGGAGGCTGTCTACATGGTATCGGCGGAACAGATCAGAAAGAAAATGAGAATTACTCATACGCATTCGGACGGTGACATTGCAGACAATATCGAGGCTGCCCGGCTTGATATGAGCCGGGTTGGAATCGATATGCAAAGAGATAATGCACTTTTTGACAAGGCAATTGAACTGTACTGTAAGGCGCAGTTTGATTATCTTGGGAAGGGCGATCAGTTCATGAAAAACTATGAAGATATGCGGGATGCCATGAGCCTGACAGGAGAATACAAATGCGCAGTGAAATAATTTTCTTTCTGAACCTTGTTCCTGGGGAGGAATTGGACGAATGTGGAGATCCAAAAATCCAGGAGCAGAAATCGGATATGATATTTGCCGAAATCAAGTCAATTGGCATGAAGGAATTCTATCAGGCTCAGACGGCAGGAAGCAAGCCGGAAATTAAGTTTATTATTACCGACTACATGGATTATCAGGGACAGGAATATCTCATCCACGACAATATCAGGTATAAAGTCTTACGTACCTACCGAACCGGAAATAATGAGCTGGAAATAACATGCTATGGAGGTGTCAGGGATGTCCGTGCCCCGGTCAGTGACTAAAGTTACCAAAAACGGAATAGAATTTACCTCCAACGTGGACAGGGTGAATTATACCATGAAAGAGCTGTGCCGTGCAGCCTTGCGGGATGTGGGGAAATTGGTATGCAAAAGATTCCGGCAGTCCTATTATGCGCGCTTTAAACGTAGAAGAGGCAGGATAGGTAAATACACACAGTACTGGGTGAGGCATAAGCAGGAGGAATACCCGAATATGCAGGTTGGTGTCAAGCCCAATGCGTTCTATGGAGGATTCCAGGAATTTGGAAGCAGTAAAACGCCAAGGCTGGGGCTTCTTTCCTCCGCGGTACAGGATAATCTGTCGGACATTATCAGGATTGAGAGCCAATACCTCTCGGCTTTGGAGGATGAGGCAAGGGCGTTATCCCTGGTCAGTGAAGAAGAGTATAAAGGTGGTGGTGAGGACTGAGCGAGGGACTTGATAAGGTATTAAAGGAGATCATAGGGGCGTATTGTGAGGAAGCCCCTAAAAACGCCATATATCCGTATCGGGTATTTTCAGCACAAAGAATATCAGAGATAGGGGAAAGACAGGTATATGTGCTGGAGGTTAATGTCTGGGATCAGAACCAGTATTACACAAGGGCGGATGCCCTGATGGATGAGCTGGAGAAAAAACTGCACCGAAGCAGCTTTATGGCAGAAGGGTATCTGATACGGACTTTCAGGGGGAAGCGGCAGCATATCCCTGATCCTGATAAAACCTTGAAGAGGGTGCAGGAACAATTTGAAATGCATATTTATGAGAAGGAGGAACAAAGTTGAAAAAGAAAAGGTCATTTTCCGGTTTCACAAAGCAGACGCCGGAACATTTATTGCTGGATGCCGGAGCTTTTTTTAAGAATTTTACTTATGAGGTGAATGGAGAATCCAATGATACCTTTGATTCGGCAGTTGCCGCCGGGAAACTGATCGGGGCAACGAAAGGCGGCGGGGAATTTTCGGCGGTTCCGGAAATCCGGCAAATAGAAGTGGATGGTGTGAAAGGGCGTGCAAAAGGGCTTGAAGTGATTGATTCCTGGGACGTGTATCTCAAAGCCACTGTATTGGAAACGACGACGGAGGCAATCCATGCGGCTCTGAGTGCGGCAGATGTAGATTCGCAGTCGGATGATAAGTATGATGTAATCACCGGAAATTCCGCGATCGGGTTAGACGATTATGTGGATAATGTAACCTGGGTAGGGACGTTGAGTGGAAGTGATGAGCCGGTTATTATCCAGGTATATAACGGCCTCAATACGGAGGGGTTGAAATTAAATGTCCAGGACAAGTCGGAGGCTGCGATACCATTGACGTTCTACGGACATTATACATTTGACGACCTGGACAGTCCGCCGTTTAAGATTTTGTATCCGAAGAAACAGCAACAGTCTGCTACCAGACAGGGAGGGGAAGAAAGTTGAGAAAGATCACTACAGAGGATGTTTTTAAGATGGCGCGCCTGATGAAAAACGGAAATATCCTCCAGGCGGTAAAGAATGCATACCTGGAAGGAAGAAAAGAGGATGCGGACGCCCAGCAGATCGGGATTGGGACCGTGATGGACATTATGTGTTCCTGTACGGATGCCAGGGTAGAAAGCCAGTTTTATGAACTGCTTGGCGGGATATGTGAAAAGAAACCGGAGGAGATTAAAACACAGTCATTGGAAGCCACAGTTGAGGACATCAGGAAAATCTTCCAGGAGAATAATATTTTAAATTTTTTAGACTCAGCGTCCAGTTTGGGAGAAATGATACAGAACTAAAAGACCTCATTTATAGACGGTATGGAGGAAATGCCAAAGACATTTTCGCCATGCCGTTTTTTGACGGTTGTGAAATGATCGCATACGCACGGGACGCAGAGTGTGAAGAGAAATTGTATATGCGCTGGGTTGCCGGATACCAGTTGTATATGGGATTTGATGAATTTAAGAAAGAGATTTTTACCCCACAAAGGCCGGGAGATAGCCGGACTGCTGAGGAAATCCTGAACAAGGTCAGGGAGATTATAGGGTGATGTAGATGGAAATATTCAGATTATTTGGTTCCATTTTTATAAATACGGATGCAGCAAGCCAGAGCATCAGTGCCACAACGGAAAAAGCCCAGTCTTTTTCGGAAAAGCTTTCCGGAGGCTTTAAGACCGTAGGCGAAAACGCCACCAAACTGGGGGCAAAAATGAGCCTTGGGATCACAACACCCCTTACTCTGCTGGGGAAGAAAGCCATAGATACGGCGGCGGACTTTGAATATAGTATGTCGGAGGTGGGGGCGATCTCCGGGGCAACTGGGGAAGATTTTGCAGCACTAAGGGCGAAAGCGGAGGAAATGGGAAGGAGCACTAAGTTTTCCGCTTCTGAATCTGCCGAGGCGTTGAAATATATGGCTATGGCAGGGTGGGATACTTCAGATATGCTGGATGGCCTGGAAGGAGTGCTGAATCTTGCGGCAGCATCGGGAGAAGACCTTGGAACCACCTCTGACATTGTGACGGATGCACTCACGGCCTTGGGACTGTCAGCTTCCGATAGCGGGCATTTTGCGGATGTTCTGGCAACGGCGGCCAGCAGTGCCAATACGGATGTTGGGAAAATGGGGGAAACCTTTAAGTATGTTGCGCCTATCGCAGGAACCTTTGGTTATACCGCAGAGGACTTGTCGCTTGCAATCGGCCTGATGGGTAATGCCTCTATCAAGAGTTCACAGGCCGGAACTACCCTGCGTTCTTCCCTGACACGATTAAGCGGCACGAACGAGGCTGTAATGGATACTATGGTGTCTCTGGGGCTTGCTACGGCTGAGACAGCACAGGTTTTAGACAATGGTAAGATCCAGAATGCGCAGGAAAAAGTGGCCAATAAGACCATTGATATGGAGAAGGCCCAGATCAAATATAATGAAGCGGTCAATAAGTATGGGGCGGAGTCTTCACAGGCCCAGACTGCCGCACTTAATCTGGAGAAATCTCAAAACAACCTGCAGTCTGCGTTAAATGATTTGGAAACTGCGTATCAGGGAAATATTGAGGTGCAGGGATATAATAATGCTCTGATGTTCAAAAGCGATGGCACATCCAGATCATTGCTTGATGTAATTATAGATTTGCGTGAAAAATTCAGCACACTGAGCGAGGAAGAGCAGGTAAACGCGGCTGCGGTTCTTTTTGGTCAGGAAGCAATGTCTGGCATGCTTGCTGTTATAAATGCCAGTGATGAGGATTTCAATAACCTGGTAAATGCTCTTGATAATGCGGATGGAGCGGCAAAAGAGATGGCCGCTACTATGAATGACAATTTAAAGGGCCGCCTGACAGAACTGAATTCACAGGTAGAAGGGCTGATGATCCAATTTGTTGATCTGGTTATGCCCTACCTGAAACAGGGCGTTGAATGGCTATCCAAAGTCTGTGACTGGATCGCCGGTCTGGATGAAAATACCCAGAAAATGATCCTGACAATAGGAGGAGTACTTGCGGCAGCCGGGCCGCTATTGATTCTTTTCGGCAGGGTTTCCTCCGG